GTTATTGCTCCTTTTGCTATGCCGAGACCAACTCCATATAGCGTAATGGCTAAATATTCTCATTTAAAAGAAGAATATATAGAGGCATATATATCATCTGCTTATTATAAACACCACGAATATATGTGGAAGTTAATAATGGATACGGTTAAGTCAATGTATACCAATAAGGATTCTATGCTTTTAGCATTTGATTATCACATTTGCATATATCATAATTTAAAAACGGAAAGAAATATCGCAAGTGAGCGTATAAAATTAGATGCCGTTAGCTTTATGATGGAATATGAAAACTTAATGTTTGATGAAAAAGCTGATGCATATATTAAATTAAAAATGTTTCAGGATAATCAAGTTATTAAAAAACCATTCTATCCAATGAGAACCGAAGATTATGTTGGTAAAAAAAGACCACAAAATCCCTATGGTATTAAAAAAACGTCTAAGGAAGTCAGGGTTATATCTGTGGATATAGCTATGCGTGCTGGAGACGAAAACGATAACACAGCAATTGTTGGCATAAGACTTTTGCCTACGAAGAATGGTTATAGGCGTGAAAGCGTATATATTGAAACAATGAATGGCATAAGCAGTCCAGTACAGTCATTGAGAATAAAACAAGTTTGGCATGATTTCGAAGCTGACTATATTGTTCTCGACATAAAAAACCAAGGCTTACCAATTTATGATATGCTTGGACAGGTAACTAAAGATGAGTCACGTGGTATAGAGTACCCAGCAATGACTTCTTATTTAGACGATAAAGAATTAAGAGAAAGAACGCTGGCACCGAATGCTATTGAAATTATATATGCAATTGTTGGTTCGGCACCCTTAAACACCGCCATCCATACTGCCATGAGAGATTCTTTAGCAAAAGGCATGTCTTCATTTTTGGTTGACCCGAATGAAGGTGCGGCATTTATGATTGAGACCGATAGCAACTACATGAAGGCTTTAAAGGATAACGACATATATGAACAAACATATATGGAAAAACCTTATTTACAAACACAACAGCTTATAAATGAAACGGTTAATCTTGACTGGATATTTACAGGCGGAAATATAAAAGTTGATGAAAAAAGCGGGGCAAGAAAAGATAGATACATGGCTTTAGCCTATGGAAACTATTTTGCTACACTGCTTGAACTTGACTTATTAAAAGAAGAAGAAGAATATGATTTATTGGAATTCTTTAAATCATCAGGAAATAACAATACCTTTTTACAAGGTTATTATAATTAGAATGGAGGGTGGTGATTATGATTGTCAGACAATAAAGATAACCTCATAATTGAGGGAACAATAAGCAACGATGCTATCATTAGCAAAGAAACAGAAAAAACTTGGGAAGAATATATTGGGCTATACGCCGAAAGCATAATGAACAGTATATCTAACATTAATTCATTGGGTAAACCTTCTGCATATTATCCATACGACGGACAGAACCTGATGCAAAGTGTAAACATGAACCCCAAAGCACCAACCCAATCCAATTTAACAACTTGGTTACTAAATCCTTCTAAACATCAGAAGAACCTAAGAGACGCATCTGCTTGGCTGGAAGGTGCAGTAATGCAGTATCGCAGAACGATAGACCATTTTGCCAAAATCCTTACTTTTAAACAAGAGGTTACAGCGTCCACATTTCCACAAAATGAAAGAGAAAAAACTACGTTTAAAAATAGCCACGGAAGGTGTTTGGATTATTTACGCAAATTTAATTTAAAGTATCAGAAAGATATTATATTAAAGAAAATTATGCGTGACGGTGGAATGTTTGCATATTTTGTTGAAGATGATAATTTCGTAAACATGATTGAAATTCCAAGCGACTACGCCTATATAACAGGTAGGTGGCAGTGGGGTTGGACTTACGCAGTTGATTTAGCTTGGTTTGATGACTTAGTTGGTGCTGAAGAAGCAATGCCAGAAATGTATGAATATTATAAAACATTTGTGGCTATGAGAGAAGCGAAGCTTACTGGTAATAATCTTGCACAGTTTCAGTATTATGCGGTTCCAGTTGAAGACGGTTATTATTTTGCATTTGATGTACTTGTTGCTCAAAACATTCCACCATTTAGTGGAATATTTACAGACGCACTTGAAATCAATACATATAAAAAGCTTTTAAAACAAAAATCGGCACTGGATACGTGGAAGGTTATAGCCCAAGAGATACCTCTTGATGTAAATGGCAAACCACAAATACCAGTTAAATTAGCACAAGCCTTTATTGAGTTAACACAAAAAGTTATACCACAGGGAACTACAACTTTCTCTACACCGATGAAAGTTAAAGAACTTAATTTTTCCAATAGCCAAAATCAAAACAATATCAACGGCATAGGAGAACAATTGTTCTGGAGAAGCATTGGGGTAAATGGTAGTCTAATGGATTTAGGAGATAAAAGTGCGGCTAGCCTTAGATTAAGCTTAATAAATGACGGGGCTTTTGTAGAGCACGTATATAGACAATTTGAAAACTATATAAACTTACGCTTTTTAATTATATCACGAAAATTTATATTTAACATTAAGTTATTCGGAAACAGATACACTGATGCAGAAGACATGAAAAACTATGCTGATTTAGTTAAAAATGCAAATATGCCAGTTGGTAAATTATTTGGATATGTTGGTTATGAACCACATGAAGTTATGCCAACTCTCCAAATGGAAAATTTGTTTGACTTAAAAGAATTAATGACTCCTTTGGTTTCACAATTTCAACAAAGTTCAACGGACGATGCTGGCAGGAAAAAACAAGATGAAGGCAGTCTCACTGAGGCGGGTGAAACTCAAAGAGACCAAGACAGCAACTTAGAATCGGGAAAAACCGATGAAAGTAGTTAACACTGATGTTTTTAATCAAGACGAACTGTTCTTTTGCTATTCACCAAACTTATATAAATTTTTGCGTTACAAAAAAGATGTTGAACCAATCGATATAAAAGTTAATAGAAGAACACATAAAAAATACTCTGTGTTTATTAAAAGCCCAGAGTTACAGACTTATCTTGATGAATGGAAAAATAATAAAATAAATGGGGATTTTGCGATTAGGAGGGCTAAACAATGGACAAGCGATTAAAATTTAATATTGACTCATATGAAGTCCTTCAGAACGACCCATATATAATGATACTTGAAGCTTTTATCGTTTCTGACGGTTTAAACAAACAAAAAACTATTTTTACCGTTGAGTCAATGGAAAGGGCTATGCCGACGCTGGCTAACAAACCGTTGATATGTATATTTGATAAATATAAAGAAGACTTTAAAGCACACGCTAACAGTGATTATGAAACACGCTATACACAGAAATGTGTGGGTAACATTCCAGAATCTAATGATGCCCAAATAGTACAATATGAAGGCAAAAATTTTGTAAAGTGTAAAGTATTAATTTGGAAAGAATATGCTCCACAGGTTGCCGAGAGATTTGCTAAAAACGACAAGGCTTCTATTTCTATGGAAATTTATATTAATAAATATCACATGAACAATGACGGATATCCAGTTATAGATGATTATAGATATTTAGGAATTAGTTTACTTGGAGAAGGAATAAACCCAGCGATTACTCATGCCAATGTTAAAGTTATTAAATTCTCTGAACCCATATATGCAGATATAATAAATAAGTTTAATAAACTTTATTATACCTTAACACAACATTATGAGGTGCCAGAGATTATAAAATATAATGCTACCGAATCATTGTCAATGCCGCAAAAAAACATACAGCTAATTAAATTTGCAAAAAAGCTAAGTGAAGCCGAGCATATGACATATGATGAGGTGCACAATCTCTATGGTAAAATTAGCAACATTAGAAAAGAAGATAATATTCTTTTTTACGGTGGGGAAGATGCCAGAGAATGGTGTAAACATATAATTGAAAATTTTGAAGGAGGTGCAAGTGCATTGAACAAAGCTGAAGAAACAATTACAAACGATGTAATTAATGATGTTGTAGAGCCCGATAATAATGAAGAAATTCTTGACGGTTCTATAGGAAATGATACTGTTACAACAGAAGCAGTAAATTTCTCTGAAGATGAAGGCGAAGTCATAACCGAGCCTGACAATGCAACTGAAACCGAGCCCGAAGGTGATAATGAAACCAAACCCGAAGAGGAATATGCTACCAATATGGACATATACTCTATGCTGGCTGATAAAGTCGAAGAAGAAAAAGACGATTATGGCTGGTACAAATACATGTTGGTTGATTTTGATGAGAGTTTTGCTTATGCGTGGTCTTTTGACAAAACGTCATATATAAAACTATCGTACAGCATTGATGGCGAAGTACCAGTTGTTAATATGGAAGAACAACCTGAAGTATATTTATTAAGCAAATGGGTGGATAAACCAGAAGCTAATTATAAAAGCAGGTATTCTGAAATGGCAGAAAAGTTTGTAGAATTGCGTTCCGAGATTACAAAAGCAATTCAAATAGCAGAAAACATTAAGATTGAGAAAGCGGAAGTAGAAACTGAAAAATCTAATCTTGGTGTTCAATATTCAGAACTTCAGGGTGCCGTTGAAACACTAACCAAAGATAACGATGAATTAATAAAATTTAAAGAAAAGACCCTTAAAGAAAAAAGACAAAATCACGCCAATAATCTATATAGTCAATATTCTGATTATTTGAGTGAACAGGAAGTTGAAGAGCTTAACGCTAAATTATACAGCTATCCCGAATTTGTTGATTTCGAAAAGGAAGTCAAATCAATTGTTCTCCCTAAAGTTGAAGCGTTACTAGACGCTACCAAAAACAAGGGTGACGATAAATATTCACAGGATAAAAAAACAATCAAAACCTCTATTTTGTCAACTCTAACCAGTGATAAAGATAGTAGGAAAGCATCACCAAGAACCCAAGCAGAGCTATTAATGCAAACGTTTGGGGATACCCGTAAGGATTAAATAGGAGGTAAAAAATATGGCAACTAGAATTTGCATTCCGCTTACAAAAATAGCGGAAAAAAACATCGAAAAAGTTAAAGTACCAACTGGCATGACTCTATATGCTGGTGATGTCGTACTTGCTGAAACTCTTGAATCTGGTTCGAGAGAAGTTTATACTGGCGTACAGGTTACGGACATAACAGCCCAATACCCTTGTATCGTATTGACTCAAGGCGTTTATGAAGATGGCAACTATAGACCTAGTGGACATCCCAATGTTGGTGAAAATTCTTTCACCCCAGGTTCAGTAATAACAGTTGCAAGACTTGAAAAAGACTTAAAATTTGAAATTACATGGGATTCATTAGACAACACCGCAACAGTTACGCCTGCCGCTGGAGTTTATTTAACACCAGTAAACAGCGACAACCAACTTGCCACTGCGGCCGCCGCAGGAACAGCTTTGACTGTACTGAAAATTGAAGGAGTTTCAAATATCGGTATGGGCGGGCAAATGGCACTCGATTATGAAGATAGCGTAATTGCTAGAGTTGTAGTCGGTAGATAATTTGTTAAATAAAATAGGAGGTAAAAATTATGGCTAAATTACAATTTTCGGCACGTTCAAATCATGGACTGATTGATAATGAAGGTAGCGTACTAGTTGATAGTGCAGTTCTCATCACCAGAATGGCAATGGGAAGAAATCACTCTAACGACTCTCTCGCTACTAAATATAGTACATCAGAAAGTGAAGATTATAATGCCTTAAACAGAACACTTAAAGAAAAACTATTCAAATATTGTATAGATAAAGCTGGTTTAGACAGTGAACGTCTTGACATCAACAACAAAGCTCACGTAGCTGAAGTTATGTCACACCCAGTCGCTGAACATATGTTCTTCTCTATAATCACACAAGCCCTTAACGCAGTAAATGCCGCTACGGAAGTAGCTGACATTATGCCTATGGCTAATGTTGTTGGGGTTGGAGCTGGTGATTCATGGACAGGCGAAATCGAAACCAAAAAATTATATAATGTTGAAGATGCTTCTTATGGAAGTAACGTAACAAGATTTGAAAGACAGTTCAGAAGTGCAATTACTCTTAAACCTACACCTAAGAGTGCAAGCGTATCTTTTGATGTTTTCCAGATGGCGGCTTTAGGGTACGACTTTGGAAAAGAAATAGCTAAAATTGCTATGTCATTCAGGACTCAGATGTATCAAGGCGTTGTTGATGAAATATTCACAGTTGCTAATGTATCATCTACTCCTTTCTACAAAGCAGTATATGCTAAAACTACTTATCTTGAACTTGCTGACAGAGTTGGCGGAGCTAACGGTTCTTCACCTGTTGCATATGGAACAACTACTGCATTCGCTAAAATGTCTGATACAGTTAGTGGTGGATTTATGGTACAGGACGAAGCAGTTAAAAAAGGATATATTACAGACCTTTATGGCGTAATGTCTTCAATTATACAGCAAAAAGTAAACACACAGACTGCAAGTTATACTTTCAGAGTTCCCACAGACAGAATTCTTCTTTTATCCTCAGTAGGCGACAAACCTGTAAAGGTTGTTGTTGAAGAATGGACAAGAGTGGTTTCTGAAGACGGAAGCAACATTTCACTGCATGAAAAACAGTACAAAATGTTCCAGAGCTGGGTCATTGACTTAGCAACACAGTCTGCATACGGAATACAAAAAGTATCTTAATTATTTTGAATTAAATTAAACTGGCGGTGGGCACAATGCCCACCGCTTATCTTTGAAAGAGAGGTTATGAAAATGGCTGAAAAAAAAGTAACTGAAGTTAAAGAAGAAAAAAAAGCTCCTTCAACTACAGTAGCACCAAAGGTTGCGGAAACCAAAGTAGAGACTAAAAATATGGAAACAAAGACTGAAGAGACGGTTCCAAAAACAGAATTTGACAGGCTTATGGGTCTTGTTGCTGACATGCAGAAACAAATGCAGTCACAACCCAAAAATAAAGGCGTGAGTGATGTAAACCCAATGTTTGACAGAACCAATGTTATATCTTATATGATGGGAAAAAACAATGTTCCGCTTAGTGGCGGGAGAGAAATATCTTTTCTAAATTATGGACAAAGCGTTAGTTTAACCATTAATGATGTTAGTGACATGTTAAACCGTTCTGTTAGTAGACAGCTATTTGTTGACGGCTTATTGGGCTTTGACGATGATAAATGGTATGATTATTATGGACTGCGTTCTGCTGTTGTTTTAACAGATGAAAACATTCTTGAAATATTAAGAAAAGATGATGAAGGTACTGTAAAAGGTATTAATCAGCTTACTAATAAT